AATTGGATGTGCTACTCTCAAAGATTTGATAGAAAGAAACAATCTGATTATTGAAGACTTTGATACAATAAGTGAGTTGACAACGTTTATTGGAAAGAGTACATCTTTTGAAGCAGATGATGGAGCTCACGATGATTTGGTGATGTGTTGTGTCCTCTTTTCATGGTTAGTGCAACAGCGGTACTTCAGAGAACTCACGAACCAAGATATAAGAGAAAAAATGTTTTCGGAACAAATGAGAATGATAGAAGAAGAAATGGTGCCTTTCGGGTTTATCGAAGATGGTCACGATCCAGATGAACACTCAATTCCGGGCGATGATAATGTGTGGGAACCAGCGGGACAAGAGTGGCAAAAAGAATATTACTAAATATAATTTTCTTTCTTTATTTTTTCAAATCCAAAGTCGTCATCTTCTTTCATTTTTTCGGTGACAAGTAACATGAGTAGTGCATCAATTTCTTTTTCCAATTCTGGCCTAACATTACGAAGACGATACAAAAATTTGACACTACTCTTTTCTACCATATTTTTACTGACATGAGTAGAGTTATAATTTTTTTTATTTTGACTTTTGGTTTGTAACTCAAGATGGTCTGGATTTACACAACTATTATTTTCACAAGTTTGATGAACCACCATATTTTCTTCAATCTCTCCTTTGTGAAGAAGATAAGCAAATCGATGAGCTGGTTTGGATTTTCCATCATAAGAGAACATCCCATAACCTTGTTTTTGTTTGGAAGCGTTCCATTCATGACAATCATTGGTTTTAATAACTTTGGCATTGAAACGTTTTAATGCTTTTTCACGTTTTTTAGCCGGTGATTCGTTCTTTTTCATGTTCATATTCCAAAATCCCATAGGAGCATTACAAAGATTATAGAACTCTGGATTTTGTGCGACATTATGATGTTTGTGTAGTTGATGCTCGTTAACATTTGCAAGTTCTCTAGTGGGGAAAGTATCAATAATAGTTTTTGTGAAATGTTCATGTGGTATCTTCATTACTTCATTGAGTGTTTTTGAAGAACCCATATATCCGTCATCATTTTCGGGTAGACAATCACAACTCCGAACTCCAATATATTTCATTTGGTTGTTCGTATTTCTAATGATATAAGTATAATGATATATATTATTAGACATGACATTCTCCGCAATAGAGTGTTTTTGTTTAGGGTGTGGGAGTTGCTAATAACAACTCCTTCATCCGAGTTTTTTTCATATTTATATTACACTATATATAAAATTTGAAACTATGGTTATTTATAAATATTGATAGAGTAACTAATACTTCAACATAAAACTCAAAAAATAAATTTAACGGAGAAAAATATGGCCTTTCAAGTAAGTGCTGGCGTAAACGTATCTGAAATTGACCTGACTAATGTAGTAGTTTCTGCTGGAACTTCTGCAGGTGGTTTTGCTGGTAGGTTCAATTGGGGCCCAATCGAACAAGTTTCTTTGGTTACCGATGAAGATAATCTAGTAGAAATGTTTCAAAAACCAGATGATGACAACTTTGAAACATTTTTCACAGCTGCTAATTTCTTGGGATATACAAGTGCATTAAATCTAGTTCGTGCTGCTAATACAACCTCATCATCAGCCACTGCACCTAAAAATGCTTCTGCGAATACTGGAACATATGTAAACGTTCAAACAACAACTACAGAAAATTACTATAGTACATTTGATCCAGAACAAAGTGGAGCAATCGGTGGTGGTGTTTCGGGATTTGCTGCACTTGGGCCTTTCATGGCAAAGTGGGCAGGTGATTTGGGTAACAGTCTTAAAATGTCAATCTGTCCTGCTGATAGACCAGCATCGGATGGAAATCTTACTGGTACATTTGCTTGGACTGCTTCAAGTGGTGCTATTGTTGGTTCTGGTTCACTTTTCCTAGATGAACTAAGAATTGGAGATGCAATAAAAATTACTGGAGAGGATGGATGGCATATAATCACTGCTATTGCAAGTGCAACTGGTGCTACGGCTTTCTCAACGGATGCCGGAGATGATGCAAACGTAACTGCAACAACTGCAACAAGAATAAAACGTTCTGCGTTCTCAACTTCTTCTACTTACATAAAAGGAACAGCGGTTACTACTCTCGATACGACAGTAGTAACAGGAACAGGAACGTTGTTCGATAAACAGTTTGTTGTTGGTGATACGATTACCATAGGTGGAGAATCCCACAGAGTTGCATCTATCACATCAAATACGGTTATAGGAACTTCTACAAAATTCAATGCCACTAACGCTACTGCTGCAATAGCAAGAGAATGGGAATATGCTGGTGCATTTAGTGAAGGTGCTCCAACAACTTCTACTTTTGCTGACGACAAGGATATGTCTCAGGATGAAATCCATGTTGCTATCATCGATGAAAATGGTGATTGGTCAGGAACAAAAGGTGAAGTTCTAGAAGCACACGCTAATATGTCAGTCGCAAGTGCTGCAAAAGATGATGGGGGAGAAGATATTTTTTACAAAAATTATATCAACAAAAATTCCACATATGTTTGGTGGTTAGATCATCCAACAATGGGTGGTCACGGAACTACTGCTTCTGCAGTTGCTGGTAATGATACTGCTGGTGATGGAACTTTAGTTACTGATGGAACTGCAAAATTTCGTGCTTGGGGTGCAACCGCTGATGCTTCGGGTGCTCAAACTTCTGATTCTTTTGAAAATCAATCACTTCCTTTGACACTTAGTTTTAACGGTGGAATTAACGGAACAGGGCCATCTGATGCTGACATCATTCGTGCATATGACCTAATGAAAGGTGCGGAAGATGTTGATGTTTCACTTTTTCTAACTGGAAATCACGGTTCAACAGTTGTTCGACACGTTATTGATAACATTGCTGAATACAGAAAAGATTGTATTGCTTTCTTTTCACCAGAAAAAGCAGATGTTGTTGGTGTAACCAGTTCTTCAACTGCTACCGATAACATAATTGCTTATAGAGAGACAGTCAATAAGAATTCCTCTTATGCAGTTATGGATTCTGGATACAAGTATCAGTTCGATAAACATAACGATAAATTTCGTTATGTTCCATTGAATGGTGACATCGCTGGAACTTGTGCTCAAACAGATCAAATTCGTGATCCGTTCTTTTCCCCAGCTGGATTTACCAGAGGTCAGATTAAAGGAGTTGTAAATCTTCCTTTCAATCCTAAGAAAGCGGAACGTGATAAGTTGTATCAGTCACAAGTCAATCCTGTTGTTTCATTTCCGGGCGAAGGAACAATCCTTTATGGAGATAAGACACAGTTGACAAAACCATCTGCGTTTGATAGAATCAACGTAAGACGACTATTCATTCTACTGGAAAAAGCAATTGCAAATGCTGCGAGATTCCAGTTGTTTGAGTTCAACGATGAGTTCACACGTTCACAGTTTGTTGCAATGGTTGAACCCTTCTTGAGAGATATTCAAGGTAGAGGTGGAATACAGGACTTTAGAGTTATCTGTGACGCTTCTAATAATACTCCACAAGTTGTTGACAGTAATGGTTTTAGGGGAGACATTTTCATCAAACCTTCACGTTCTATCAACTTCATACAACTTAACTTTGTTGCTGTTCGTAGTGGTGTGGAATTTTCCGAAGTCGTTGGTGCTGTTTAATAATTTTGATATAAATAATAATAATAAGATTAGGAGAAATTAAATGGCAATAGGAAAAATTTCAGACTTTAAGTCGGCGCTCGCACTAGGGGGCGCCCGGCCAAGTTTATTTGATGTTTCAATTTATGGGCCGGTTGCAACTGTACCCAATATAGAAGCACTCAATAAATCCCAGTATCAATGTACTACTACTTCAATTCCTGGCTTAACTATTACACCAATGGATAAAGTTTACTTTGGTCGAACAGTTAAACTTCCAGGCGAAATGACGTTTGGAACTTTATCAACCACGTTTATTAATCCAGAAGATTATGGAATAAGAAAAGCGATGGAAGCTTGGATGGAGTATATTAACGGAACTGAAAACAATTTAGCAGGAAGTGTAGTGCCAGCCGATTGGTATGGCGAAATTACTATAAGACAATATACAAAAAATGGTGATGTAGCGATAGACTTTGATTTTATAGATTGTTGGCCGAGTTCTTTTGATGCAATGGAGTTAAATTATGACACAACAAATGCGATGGAAGAATTTAGTGTTACATGGGAATATAACTATTACACTTCAACTGCTCAAGATACTTCCACAGCTTTGGGCGACCAAGAATAATTTAAAAGGAAAAATATGGCATTCGCAGTTTCACAATTT